AAACTAATGAATTGTTGTCCACTTACAAAGAATTGCGCGGCGTGAAAGCCCAACAGTCCGAAAAAGCGTCTGACGCTACTAGGGCAAAGAGCATGAAAGCAGCGCAAGTTGATGTTGGTGGCTCTGGCGAGAGTTCAAAACGGGTTTATCGACGGGCTGACCTTATTCGTCTCAAAATGACTGACCCTTCGCGCTACGAAGCGCTGAACGATGAAATACTCACAGCGTATGCCGAAGGTCGTGTTCGATAATTTAACTGGAGAATTAACATGGCATATCCCACCCCAGCGGTAACAGTAACCACCGCAGCAACTTTCATCCCCGAAATTTGGAGTGATGAAATCATCGCCGCCTACAAGAAAAATCTTGTTCTGGCTAACATCGTTATGAAAATGAACTTCAAAGGTAAGAAGGGCGATGTGGTTCACATTCCTGCACCTACCCGTGGTTCAGCTTCAGCAAAAGCAGCATCTACTGCCGTTACCCTGATTGCCGATACTGAGACAGAAATTCAAGTGTCTATCAACAAGCACTTTGAATATTCACGTTTCATTGAGGACATCGTTGAAGCACAAGCCCTGAACAGCTTGCGCCAGTTCTACACTGCTGACGCTGGCTATGCGCTTGCCAAGCAAGTAGACACTAGCTTGATCCAACTGGGTCGTGCATTCAATGGTGCTACTGTCGGTACTAACGACTATGCGACTTCTGCTTCAAGCACTAAAGCCTTCATCGGTGGCGATGGTACGACTGTCTATAACAGTTCTTCGTCAAATGCAAGTGCTTTGACAGATGCTGCCATTCGCAGAACCATTCAGCGTTTGGATGACAACGACACTCCTATGGATGGTCGCTTCTTTATCATTCCTCCTTCAAGCCGTAATACGTTGATGGGTCTTGCCCGTTACACAGAACAGGCTTTTGTGGGTAATGGCAATGCAATCCGCAATGGTGAAATCGGCAACCTGTACGGCATCCCCGTGTTTACATCGAGCAATGCTGATACTGGCGCTGGTAACACTGCAACAGATCGTATCTGCTTGATGGGTCACAAAGACGCTATGGTTCTGGTAGAGCAAATTGGTATCCGTTCGCAAACTCAGTACAAGCAAGATTACCTTGCCACTTTGTTTACAAGCGATACCCTGTATGGCGTTGCCGCACTTCGTGCAGCCGCTACAACTGGTGCAGCTCTGTCTTCTAGCGCTTTTGCGTTGGCAGTGCCAGCCTAACCCCAAGCCCCCCAGAAATGGGGGGCATTATTTTTAAGGAGTTAGAAAATGGCTGCTGCAACCGCAATTACATCCCGACAGGGCAATGATCAATTCCGTGGCGTCTTCAGTGACACATGGGTTGTGACTTGTACCCTCGATTCTGCTTCCGTAGCGGATCAAGCCGCTGGAACTGACACCGTAGCCGTCCCTGGCGTTGTCTTGGGCGATATGGTCATCGGCATGTCTGCTGCCGTTAGCGAGGCAGGGCTTGTTCGCCGTGCTTATGTTTCCGCTGCTGGCACTGTCACTATCGCAACGACCAACACGACTGGCGCTGCGGTTAACTTGGCGTCAACGACTGTTGATTTAGTCATTGCTCGCATCGTTTAAACGGGGGGCTTCGGCCCCCTTTTTAGGGTAATCATGGCAACTTTTCGCTGTTTGCAATCCGGCAACACTGTGACTTTTACTCAGCCAGTGGACATTGACTCGATGCGTGGGCATCAGGGCTATGTGCGTCTGGATGAACACGTACAAGTTGAGCCTGAAATCAAACCTTTGCCCATGATTGCACCAGTTAAGAAAATGGGTCGGCCTCGTAAAGTAACTGTTGAAGGATAAATCATGTACGGTAAATCACCAAAAATGTCTGGGAAAAAAGCAATGCCTGTCGCCATTATGGTTGCCATTGCCAAGCCAAAAGCTATGCCTAAGCGCGGCCAGCGCACTGCAACCAACATGGCAACTAAAGCTAAACGAGGCAAGTAATGTCAATCTTTCAACTTGACCCCAACAATGTTGCGCTTGGCGTCCCTAGTTTGGGTACGGCTCAGGTGTTTACGGTTAGCAATTCCAGCGTTCAATCGACTGCATTTGGCGCGTCCACGACGATGGTTCGGCTGTCTTGCTCATTGGGTCATTGCCATTTTCAAATTGGTACAAATCCAACGGCCAGCATTACAACGTCGCCAATGATGCCGAATAACTTTTCTGAGATTGTTCGGGTCAGTCCAGGCCAAAAAATTGCTGTTATTAAAGATGCGACAGTGGCTGCGTCTACGTTTTCTGTGACTGAGTTGGTATGAAAACCAAAACCGAAAAGAAGATCAGCAAGGTCATGCGTGAGTACAAGGCTGGTAGCTTGCACTTTGGCAAGGGTGGCCCTGTGGTCAAAAACCCCAAACAGGCAGTGGCTATTGCGCTGTCACAAGCCAAGGTGAAAAAGAAATGAAACCAGGACTCTATGCCAATATCAACGCAAAGCAGGCGCGAATTAAGGCTGGCTCTGGCGAGAAGATGAACAAGGTTGGCTCTAAGGCTGCGCCTACCGCTGCCGACTTTAAAAAGGCGGCTAAGACAGCTAAGAAGCCTAAGAAATGAGCAAAGCTGCCGCACACTATTTGCCTGACGGCAAAGTCTACAAAGGGCCGATTCACAAAGAAGGCGGCGTTTTGATGACGGGTGTGAAGCACACTGCAAAAAGCCGCAACCTTACGCATACGCCACCCAAGAAGGCAAAGAAATGAAAACGCCAGCTTGGCAACGAAAAGAAGGCCAAGCCAAGACGGGGGGCTTGAACGCAAAGGGTCGTTCGTCTTATAATGCTGAGACTGGTGGCAATCTCAAAGCCCCAGTGAAGTCGGGAGACAACCCTCGCAGGGCATCCTTTTTAGCACGAATGGGCAATATGCCTGGCGCTGAGATGAAAGATGGAAAGCCTACCCGACTTTTACTTTCTCTTAGAGCATGGGGCGCAACGTCCAAGGAAGACGCAAAGGCTAAAGCCAAAGCTATTTCTAAGAGGAACAAATGAGACCATCATCCGTTGGAGTTAACCCTGCTGCTGCGGTTTTAACCACTGTCTACACAGTGCCAACGGGCTATTACGCCAAATTTACGGTGATGTACATCCACAACACTGGTGGATCAACAAAGCACATCACCGTGGCTTGGTATGACGCAAGCACTGCGACTACTTATGACATTCTTACTGCTTACGACTTTACTTCAAAGGAGTACCTTCAGTTTGATGGCGCTGCTTACATTGTTTTAGAAGAAGGCGACAAGATTCAAATTACTACGCAAGCGGCGAGTACATTCAGTTTTATAGCAACCTTTGAGGTTGAAGGAGCGCAAAGAATATGACCTACCTACAACTGATAAACAATGTTCTGATCCGCTTGCGCGAAACGCAAGTTTCGACAAACAATGAGACAAGCTATTCAACTCTGATCGGCTTGTTTGTCAACGATGCCAAGCGCCAGATTGAGGATGCCTTTAGCTGGAACGTGCTGGGTCAGACAGTCACCATTACCACGGTGGCCGCGACCTACGTATATTCCATGACGGGTGCTGGTCAGAAGTTCCAAGTGCAAGATGCAATCAACACCACATCAAACATCGGTCTGCAAAACATCAGTTTTGTGGAGATGAACCGTTATCAAAACCTTGTTCCAACGACAAACGGGATTCCTCAGTATTACGCTTTTGATGGTGTGGACGGCAGTGGCGACACGAAGGTGGTGCTGTATCCGCGACCTGATGGGGTCTTCAACATCCCGTTTTCGTTGACAGTGCCCCAAGCTACATTGGCATCTGATAGCACATCTGTGCTTGTCCCTGACTCTCTGGTGGTGCAAAACGCCTACGCCCGCGCGCTGGTGGAGCGTGGCGAGGATGGCGGTCTGAGTTCCTCCGAAGCGTATCAGCTTTATCGGGGCATGTTGGCTGACCAAATTGCACTGGAAGGCACTCGCTATCCAGAGAACCAAGAGTTTTTAGCGGTATGAGCCAAGCACTCCAGACTGCCAGCATTTCAGCGCCAGGATTCTTTGGCCTGAACACGCAAGACTCGCCTTTGGACTTGGCGGCTGGCTTTGCCTTGGTTGCTACAAATTGCGTGATTGACCAGTACGGGCGTATCGGCTCACGCAAAGGATGGGCGCGGGTTAACTCGTCTGCTGGTGCTTTGGGCGCAAATGCTCCTGCTGTAATCCACGAACTGGTGCAGACTGACGGTACTCTGACAATCCTCTTTGCTGGCAACAATAAACTCTTTAAGCTAGACAGCAGCAATGCCGTGGTCGAATTGACTTATGGTGGCGGCGGCACAGCACCCACCATCACGGCCGATAACTGGTCTTGCGCCTCACTAAACGGCATCACTTACTTCTTTCAGACGGGCCATGACCCGCTGATCTTTGACCCTGCTGTCAGCACAACGACCTTCAGGCGCGTTAGTGAGAAAACTGGCTACGTTGGCACTGTACCTTCGGGCAACATCGCCATCAGCGCCTATGGCCGCTTGTGGGTAGCAGATACGGCAACCGACAACACCACGGTCTTTTTCTCTGATCTGCTTGCTGGTCATGTTTGGTCAACGGGTACTGCGGGTTCGTTGAATGTCAACCTAGTTTGGCCTAATGGCGCGGACAACATTACTGGCTTGGCAGCGCACAACAACTTCCTGATCATCTTTGGTCAGCGCCAGATTCTGGTTTATTCGGGTGCAACTACACCCGCAACAATCACACTGGCAGACACTGTGGCGGGTATTGGCTGCATTGCCAGAGACTCTATCCAAAGCACTGGCAAGGATGTTTTGTTTTTGTCTAATTCCGGCGTGAGATCATTTGCGCGGACTGTGATTGAGAAGTCAGTGCCGATTGGCGATCTGTCTAAGAACGTGCGAAGTGACTTCATGAGCATTATTGCTGGCGAGACACTGGCAAACATCAAGTCGGTTTACTCTGAAACAGAGGCGTTTTACTTGATAACCCTGCCTTTTGTCAAAGAGGTATTTTGTTTTGACACCCGTGGACAATTGCAAGATGGATCGTTCAGGGTCACCACTTGGGACTCAATCGAGCCAACAGCGTTGCTTTCAAGGCGCAATGGTGATCTACTGCTGGGTAAGACAAGCTATATCGCGAAGTACACTGGCTCACAAGATGACACTTCGGCATATCGGTTGCTTTACTATACCAACCACGCTGATCTAGGCAATGCCAATGTTACCTCGCTGCTAAAGCGACTGAAAGTGGTTGTGATCGGCGGCACAAACCAGTTTGTAACAATTAAGTGGGGCTTTGACTTCAGCACCAACTATCTTGCAAACAATGTACAAATTCCAACTCAAGCGGTTTCTGAGTACGGAATTGCTGAGTACGGCGCAAATGCCACGGTTATTGCCCAATACGCTAACGGTGTTGCTTTGCAAACTTTGAGCGTGTCAGCAAGCGGAAGCGGTAAAATCGTGCAAACAGGCTACGAGACAAATATCAATGGTTCGGCGCTGTCAATTCAGCGGATTGAAATCCAATCAAAAGACGGGAAGACAGTATGAGTAATTACACACAAAGCACAAACTTCGCCACCAAAGACGCGCTGACTTCTGGCGACCCGCTAAAGATCGTCAAAGGTACGGAGATTAACACCGAGTTTGTCAACATTTCGGTGGCCATTGCAACCAAGGCTGACTTGGCTAGCCCTACTTTTACGGGTACGCCAGCGCTGCCTACAGGCACGACTGGGGTAACGCAAACCGCAGGCGACACCACTACTGCTTTGGCTACAACTGCGTTTGTGCAAGCGGCAGATTCAGCGGCCATCACCGCCGAGCGTACGGCAACTGCTACGCTCACAAACAAGTCGTTGACTAGCCCAACGCTGACCGGCACACCCATAGCGCCTACAGCGGCGCTAAATACCAACACCACGCAAGTGGCTACGACCGCCTTTGTCGTCGATCAGATTGCAGACGATGCACCTACCAAAACCGGAACAGGGGCGTCAGGTACATGGGGCATTGATATTACAGGCAATGCAGCCACAGCAACAAAGCTGACCACTGCTTCTGGCTCTGCGCCAAGTTACTCTGCACGGGCTTGGGTGAACTTTAACGGTACAGGCACAATAGGAACCAACCAAACAATTCGAGCTAGTGCAAACGTAGCCAGTGTTTTTAAGAATGCAACCGGCGATTACACAATTACATTTACAACCGCATTGCCCGATGAAAATTATACTTTTAGCGGGACTGCAATGAGACCTACTGTATCTTCGGACGGTTACTTTGTGATGCCGTATAACTCTGCAACTTATTCTGACGCATACGCTGCTGGGTCTCTTCGGATTAGGGTCTCTGCCGCGTCTGCTGGATCAGCGCAAGATTCATTTGCAATTGCCATTGCAGTGTTCCGTTAAATAAACATGATTTCCCACCACTTTAGCGATGGGCTGTACGCCAAAGAAACCGCATTTGCGGCTGGCACAGCCATCCTGAAGCACACGCATGACTTTAGCCATCTGTCGATTCTTGCCAAGGGCAAGGTTGCGGTTTTGCGAGGCACAGAGATTGACATTGTTGACGCGCCAGCTTGCATTGAAATTAAGGCTGGGATGACGCACGGCGTCAAGGCGATCACGGATTGCGTTTGGTTTTGTATTCACGCCACTGACGAGAAAGACCCGTCGAAAGTGGACGAAATTTTGATTGGAGTTTGATATGCCAGCATTTATCACGGCGGGGGCTAGTTTACTTGGCGGCTTGATTCAAGGTAATGCCGCTAAAAGCGCAGCCAAAACACAAGCCAACGCGCAACTTAAAGCCGCGCAAATTGCGGCTGACGAAGCGCGTTTTAGGCCAGTAGGCATCACAACCCGCTTTGGTCAGTCGCAGTTTCAGACTGATGCAAATGGTCGGGTTATCGGGGCTGGTTACGAAGTGTCGCCAGAACTTAGAGCCTATCAAGACCGTTTGATGGGTTTGACTGGCGGCGGTCTGTCTCAAGCTGAAATGGCACAGCAGCAGTTTGCCCCCTTGCAGCAAGGCGCTCAGGGTCTGTTTGGCTTGGGTCAGCAGTACCTTGCTGAATCACCAGAGCAAGCAGCGGCAAAGTACATGGCCGGACAACAGAACTTGCTAGCCCCTAGCCGTGAGCGTGAGATGGCGCAACTGCAAAACCGCTTGTTCCAAACTGGCCGTGGCGGTCTGTCTGTTGGGGCTACAGGTGCTCGTCCTAGCGGCGCAGCGGGTCTGGGTGCAGCTAGCCCAGAGCTAGAAGCCTATTACAACGCCATTGCCCAACAAGATGCACTACTAGCTACTCAGGCCACGCAAGGCGGTATGGATCAGGCGCGGTTTGGTGCTGGTCTGTTAGGCACTGGTGGCAACTTGCTCACGCAAGGCTATCAAGGCCAGGCAGCGGCACTTGGCCCATACGAGGCTTATCTGGCGCAGATGAAGCAGCTTGAGGCTTTGGGTCAGCAGTCTTTGGATATTGGATCAGGGATAGGCGCTAAAGTAGCCAACCCAAGTGGGGCGCAGTCTTTGTACTCTGGTGGTATAGCTGCGGCAGGGTCTAACTTTGCGGCCAATGCCTACAACCCGTTTGCTACTGCGCTGACTCAAGCCGGTCAAAATCCGGCGTTTGGCCGAGGCGTGAGTAACCTATTTGGGGGATCAAACGTTGCTGCTGATATTGCCGCTTATCCTGCTGGTAACCCAAACGCAACGGGTGAATATTCAAACCCAGGTTATTGGACTTAAGGGGTAAATCATGGCAGAAATCGTTCAATCCCTTTTCGGCATAACGCCGGAGTCTTACCAGCGAGCGCAGCAAGACCGTATGGACGCGCAAGCGTTGCAGTACGCTAGGCTCGACCCGTTCCAGCAAGCCAACTACGCCATTGGGCGCGGTGCTTCTGGATTGGCTGGTGCTATCGGCGGCGCTCTGGGTGGGCAAGACCCTGAGTTGCAGCGCATCACAATGCGCCAGCAGATAGCGGGTCAGCTTGACCCCAATGACCTATCTACTTTTGACCGTGGCATTCAGATGCTGCGCCAATCTGGTGATGGTCAGGGCGCAATGATGCTGACAATGGAAAAGGATAAGGCTGGGCAACTGGCGCAAGAGCGACAACTTAACACTCTCAAGACTGAAGATTACCTGACCCAACGTGGTCAAGGTATGCAAGCCAAGGGACTGGAGCAACTGGCTAATAATCTGGTAGGCCAGATTCGCAATCCTGATGGGACGCTTAACCAACAGGTTGTTGACCAACTTAAAACATTCCCGCAAGGCATGGCGGCAATTAGCGCACAGGCAAAAATCTTACCCGACCTTCGCAAACTTGGTGCAACAGGAACAACAGAAGTTGATCCATTTGCCGCTTTTACTTTGGATGAAACCATCCCAAAAAATGTGCAGACTTATGCCAAGCAACTTTCCAAGTCGTTTGCGGATGGTGTTCTTGACCCTGAAAAAGTTGATGTAAGGGTTAAAGAGTTGGCTGAAATGACTCAAAGAGCGCAGCAATTCCAGCAGAACCAAGATCAGATTAAATCTAATCAAGAAATACTGGCTGGTTTGCGTTCACAAGGGCTTGAGAACTCTCGCCAAGCTCTTTTGATTCAACAAGGCAATCAAAACTTGGCAGCACAGAATTTGGCGTTCCAGCAAGACATGAAAACGGCAGAAGCCGCACGCAAAGCGGAAGCAGCTAAAAACAAACCATTGCCATCCTATCTTGCAAAAGAAGAAGAAGCAGATTACTCCGCTGCAAGTGCGGCCACTAACATCGCTACAGATGCGTATGGATACATCAACAGAATCAAGTCGGGTGATATTAAGTTTGGCGTAAAAGATTTAGCCAGCATTCGAGCGCGTCAGCTTGTCGGATCAGGTGCGCCAGATGTGGTGGCGCGTGAAGAATACGACAGGTTTGTAGAAAACTTAGTGAATGAGAGTTTGCGATTGAACAAGGGAACACAAACTGAAGGTGATGCTGTGCGCGAAGCGAAAGCACTTAAAAGCTCAGAATCAAAAGAGGCTGCTGCTTCTGCGATGAAAAGATTGATTGAGATCAACACGCGCCGTGTAGAGAACGCATCAAGTTCAGTGGATAAGCGCCGAGCTAATGCAGGGTTTCCTTCAGCGCCTCAACCAATTGTTATTCCTCAGTTTGATGTGCAAATTATTACGCCAGCCGAATACAACAGCTTTTTGAACT